TGATGCAAAGCACCATTCACAATCAAAGTATCATCCAAGTCAGTTATTCCAACCTGAGCAACAACATCACGCTTTGCCATTTTCATATCCAATCCATTAACCCAATCTTGTGCAGAATTTCCGCCCCAGGCGTCCCATGCGACTCGCCCCGGACTTGGAAAACCTTTATCCCTGTTATCAAAACCAACAGCAGTCTTATCTATTTCGTGCCTGGCAAAATAATTTTTCATACGATTTACGACATCGGCAGAAACATCCTTACCAGAAGCCAACTGAACAGCCCTAGCCCTACCAACATCAGTAAACCCAGCACCAGCCAAACCATCAGCAATCCACTGCAAAGCCCTTTTAGCTGCAACAGCAACACCTTCAGGGGGACTATAAGAACCCGCATCAACTGCACGCTCACCACCAGCAGGAATCTTCTCAGCAATACTCAAAGCAACCATCTGAGCAATAGCAGTTTTCTTATCAGGATGAGAACCCAAAACAGTTCCATCTTCCTTCACAGTGTCCCAACCATTAGCAGACTTAGAAATAAAATATGGCATCAGTCCTGCTTCTGAATCATTACGCCAAGACCATAAGTGCCCGAAGTTGTGCAAGCATAAAGCGCATCACCAGGATCTAAAGTAATCTGCAAAAATACAGCACTATTTATTTCAACAGACTGCCCTTGAACAAGGCTTGGCCCACCAATCCAAATTACCCTACCTGCAACAGACTCAAGATTATGAAGCGTAGCTCGAATAGGCATAATATCTGGCGCAACAACTTGAGTTAAAGCAGTTCCAATAGAATAAGCAGTTTGACTAATCGGCATTATGCACCCGTTTCATAGCTACCCGCAGGGATAGTAGTTGGATTCTGTAACTGCACTGTCGGTAAACCAGTATGAGCAATCGGGTCAAGTCCTAGAGAAGTCAAAACATCTTCAGGCACAAAACCCAAACCAATCAACTTCTGTGCCATCGCAACCTTAGTTTCATTCTCAGTCAAACCAGCAGCACTAATATCAACATTCGCCAAAGGCACACGAACAACATCGCCACCATCAATAGGCGGCATATTCTCTTTACGCCTAACCTCATTAGTGGACATCACACCATTCTGAAGCATCTTCGCATAACCCTCAATACGAGTCGCATAATCGCCACGAAGAAGGTCATCAGTGTTCCACTGCAAATAAGCAAAATCAGGTAGCAATGCACTAAAAGCATCTTCCAACTTTGCGAGCCAAGGCCGAAGCGTATGAGTAACAAAACTGATAGCGTTCTGCTCATTTGAATTGTAGGATGTTGCACCCTTCTCATTCAAACCAATCATGTTAGTTGGAACACGAAAAATACGAGCAACATCTTCAACAGCAAGCCTACGAGAATCAAGCATCTGCGCCTGATCGTTAGCAACCATAGTCGGCTTAAAAGTTGCGCCACCAGACAAAATGCCGGTCTTATGTGCTTTACGATAACCCTTATGAGCGCGGTCAAAACTCTTAGACAAATTATCAGCTTGCTCGGCAGTAAGCGCACCTGGATATTCGATTACACCATTCTGAGAAGTTCCCTGCCCAAAGAAACGAGCAGCAAAACTCTCAAGGCTCATCGACAAACCAAAGTTTTCTTTCAAAGTATCAATAGTGCTTTTACCGCGAATCTCACCAGGCATAACAATCGAACCTGTGATATGTAAAACATCATCAGTAGATAAATCTTTACCATCTTCACCTGTATAAGTGAAACGCTTAGTTCCATTAGCTTTACGAGAAACAGCAACCTTCATCGGATTCATAACCATCATGCTAAGAATCTGACCGGTAATAGGGTCGCGAAAAATACGCACAAACGCATTACCATCCATCAACAAACTAATCATGCACTGCTGCCAAAACGAATTACTGTTTATCATCGCATCAGGCCGATTCACCCAAGCAGGTCTAGGTCTAAAAGGTGTAGGAATACCATTCTTACGAATATAGGAATCAACAGGCAAAGCCGAAATAGTATCCGAAATCAAAGACACACAAGCCCAAACAGAATTTATTGTTAAGGCAGTAGTGTAATCAATAAATGAACCCGACTGAGTTTCAAAGCTAGTCAGATCACCTGCACCCCAAATAGTTTGAAACGAAATAGACCGATTCTCTGCACCACGAAGATTACGAAGCATCACTCGCCACCCTTATCTAACGCCAACCCAAACAATAAGACACCCACACCAATAGCCAAAATGCCTAGCGGAAACCAAACAAAACCTAAACCAACAGCAGTAATAACAACACCACTAGCCTGCAAAATCGTTGCTAACAAATTCATCCTTAGAACACAAAAAACTCAGGCACAATATCAGTATCTAGTTTACTTGTTGCGCGGTCATATGCGATAACAAACGCGACAGCAGCATCAATCCTGCGCGAACTATTACGCGACTCTTTCACAATACGAGCACCCATGTTATCTATCTTCAACATACAGTTATCAAGATGCCGAGCCAAAACAGGGTTACCATCGTGAGTCAAAGTGCCTTCAGTAACAGCATCAAACACCTTCTGAGTAGCTGGAATCATACGCCTAACCGAAGTTGAAGGCCACTCCACAATAGGCAAACCAGACTCCATCAAAACAGCCATAGTTCTCTGCCACCTAAAAGGGTCAAAAGCAATCTCTTTAACACGCGAATACTTTTGGCAAAACTCCATAATCGTACGCTCAACATCCAAAGTATCAACACGCCAATCATCCTGATCTGTTGGCTGTTTCTCCCACGCCTTAACAAGAAACACATGAGCCTTCTCATCTTTAGATTTAGGGACAGTAACCGCAACAATAACTGTGGCATCGCCACTAAACGAACCATCAACTCCCAAAACAATATCGGTATCAAAAGGCACATCAACCTGAACTGTAAGCGTTCCCCACAACCCTGAAGGCAACCAAGCGTTCTGACTGCTAACCCACTGATTACATCTCTTAGTCCTAAACTCCGCTTCAGGTGTTCTCTTTACCATAGACTCAAAATCAGCCTTAGAGTTCAAATCCCCATAACCTGGATTAGCTGCAATCCAAGTACTCTCTAACCTATGGTCGGCTTCAAGCGGTGCTTCCCACCAAGCCATATAAAAACTAGGGTCATCAATCTCCCCCCGCGCAACCTTCTGCCCATACTGATAAAGCTGATAAGCAGTCGAATCCTGTCCAGTCGAATCAGACTTCACACCACAAGTAGTAGCAGCCAACATCATAGGTTGCCTACGAGAAGCCATAGACAACTGCATAACATCCCACATCTTACGATCCTGCAAAGCATGAACTTCATCAAAAATAACTGCGCTAGCGTTCAAACCTTCCTTAGAATACGCTTCAGCCGAAAGCACTCTCCAAACCGAACCTGTCGCAGGCAGTTCAATAACATCCCTGTAAATGTTGCACATAGCAGCAAGTTCAGGTTCACGCTCAATAATCTTGCGTGCATCACCAAAAGTAATACGAGCCTGTTCCTTCTCAGCAGCACAAGAATAAACTTCACCACCTTCATCTCCATTAAACAAAAACCACAGCCCCAAACCTGTAATTAGCGCAGACTTACCATTCTTCCTACCTAATCCCCATAAGGCAGTGCGCTTTTTAAACAACCCATGCTCATCAAGTTCAAGTGTTTCAGTGAGCAACTGTTCCTGCCAAGTTCTCAACTTTATAGGCTGACCCGCATTACCGGCAATCGAATCCTTAGTGAGCGTAACGAAAGTATTTATGAAATCGACAGCATCAGCACCCCTAGAACCAAACTCAAGGCTAGAAGGCGTAACCCAAGCAGGCGGCCAACTACTCGACTGATTCAATTACAACAACCTGCTCACGCTCTTCTTGACGCTTCCTAAGCTGTTCCATTTTCGTTTCAGCCTTAATCTCAGCCAACCCCAACTTAGAACGAGCATCAACAGTCAAACCCAACAAACCAAGATTACGGACAATCGCAGACTCAAGATCAAGCAACTGACGGTGAACATGGTAATCATCAGGCTTCTCAACA